TGATCAAATCCAAATAGCTTGACTGGAGCTGGCATCTTCCATTTAGCCCATCCCGCTAGACTTCTTTCATTACCTACATTGAAATATTTAAAGGTATATAAGGTATCGGTATCATCTCCAAAAGCTACGAAACTATTATTAGGACTGGTAGTAGATATGGTTAGATTTGGAGGGATATATTCGGGGATAATCCTAGTATTCTCAGCTACTAAAGGTCTATTATCTACAGAGTCAACAGCCATTTCAAACACCTTAGTGTAGGTATCAGCCTCAGTGCTAAAGACTATTGATACTCCAGTTTCTAATGGTTTAACATCAGACGCATAAGAATAATGAGATAGTTCTTTTAGTTGTACTGTCGCTGGTCCAAAAGCAGTATCTGGAGAAGATAAAAGAAATTGACTATTTTCAGCAAATAATAAAAGTCCTTTTGGTGTTCCTAAAGCTGCTTTAATCGTAGATGGTTTTGTTGCTGATGCTGTCATATCTATCGGATCAGCATCTGAAATAGCTATAGCACTTCCATTAAAGAAATTAAAATAATCCCCCGCTTGACTTAGAACAACTCCGTCACTAGATAAGCATCCTAAACGATTCATAAAGAAAAACATATCTTTAATTGTTTTTCCTACAAATGATGGGGCTGGGTTTGATTCTTCATCTCCTACCTCTCTACTAGCCCAATGCAAAGAATCATTATATTGATTAGATAAAGGTCTAATAGTAAAACTACCGTTTGCCTCTCTAATCATTGTATGAGGCATTGTAGTAGTGTTTAAATTTAAAGGAATCCCAGCTTTTACAGTTTCTTCCCAGCTTCCTTGTCCATTAATATCTCCAGACGTAGCAGTGAATTTAACGTAGTAGTCATCTGCTGTTGTATCTTCAGTATTTTGAATTTTTAATGTCATTCCTGATACACCTTGGGTAGGTAGTAATGAGACATTACTTACACTTCCCTTTAGTGCATACATAGCATTATTAGCTGTACCTCCTCTGGTCTGGATGTTAAATTCTCTTGTATCGCCTGTACGCTTTATATAAATTACATTACCAATTGCCTGAGCTGTATAAGCTGATAACGCATTAATAGAGGTGACAAGACTACTAACTATAGTTCCTATATTCAAATTCCCTGCTGAATTATCAGCGGGTGATGTATAGGTAACTACATTTTCAGTAGCAAAGTTATAGCTAAAAGCTTCTTCCTCTACAGTGATTGTATAAGTCTTACCAGCTAATACTTTAGTAAAGGTATCACCTTGTCTCCATCCTACCCCTGCATTTGTCAGAGTAACTTTTGACGTATAGACAGAATATTGAGGGTAGGTGACTGTTGGGTTTGGACTCTGGACACCTGAAATAGCAAACCAAGCATAAACAGTGGTACCAGCTCCAATAACAGTTCCATTACCTAATGTGTAATTACTAGAGGTAGTTTGTGTATCCTTAAAGCTTTTACCTTGTGACCAATCAGGAGCTGATGAACTCTGGTTATCTGTAAAGTTTAATTGTTCTACTCTTTGTATATCCCATTTTCTACGGTTTGTATTTCCCCCTGCTTTTGTCCATTTACTGATACCAAAATGACTATGACCTATCTCATTAGGTGGTGAATCATTTGCATCATGGTAGATAACATATTTTGTGTGGGATGTTGAATCATCTCCATTACCTCCCACATACATTATTGGTTCAGGTTGGTTAGCTGTAGCTGAGATATAACCTAAAGGAGTATGCGCCCAATAAAAGTGATATCTATAATTTTGAACTCCATTTATAAAACCCCACGGCTCTCTTTGAACAGCATAACCATCCGAACTGTTATAGGATTTATTAGAGTTGATATACCAAGCCGCTGGGGGTTGAGATGGATCAGTTACAGCTCTATAATGAGTTCTAAATGTGATATTTCCAGAGCTAGTAGTTACTGTCGTATCGTCGTATCTCTCGTCACCTAATACAACCCCAGAATTATTAGCTGGTACTCCTAATGCTTTCTCAGCATAGAATTGAGTGAGGTTGTAAGTAGCTCCCTCATCATAATTTCCAGCACTTGCATTGGTAGAACTTTCATTAACTTTTAAAAAATTAACTCCAGTTGGAAATGGTTCTCCATCTGTTTCTGTTTTCTCTTGTGCATAGTTACAGGTAGTCGCAATGCTAAAAGCTAGTCCTGATTTACTCCCACTTGCATGGGTATATGCTTGAGATCCAGCACTAGTACAATTGCTATTAGAAGTTGCTCCAGCATCTTGGAAAGTAGCTGGACTGATAGATAATTTTTTAGCTCTATATATTTTCTGTTGGGTTGCGCTTTGACCGTCTTTTAAAAAGTCAATTGAATAAGTTGTATTATATGCAATTTGATTGATAACTACTAAGGCTTCCTGAACAGTTGAATCAACTGTGGAGCTATCCATTGATATACGCTTTTCTGAATTAGATAGAAGCGTATAATCATTAATAGTTAGGTTTCTAATGCTTTTTACATCATTAACAGTCAGATAATCAGCCGCTGATCCCTGCATGTTGACAGTTTTAGCTGCTCCAGTGTCTGCATCCCATACTTTTAATTGAGTGTTATTGCTGCCATCCTTATAAATGGCTACTACATATCTTTCAAATTGATCTCTAAAGATAGGAAACCAAGTAGCATCCTTTGGTATGTCTGTAGCTAGTTGTGCAATAAATTTTGTTGGTGGTCTTTTTCTACAACCAAATGTAGGGTCTAGTAAAACATTTTCTGCTTCCCTTACTTGTCCAGCTAGTTTTAATGGATCAGGTTGCTGTGATACTCCACCTAATAAATTTGGTATTGCTTGAGAGATAGCCGCCATAATTAATATCGTCGAATAGCATTGAAAGGTAGGTAACTCTGATATGACTGGTCATTATTTTTATCTGCAAATATTGTGTAATCTCCTTGTTGAGTGTCATGCTCTATAGCTGATGATCTAGCAAATATTTCTTCTCTTTCTCCAAACTTTACCGCTTCTGTTGATCCTATAGATCTACCAGCAAAGACGTTAGCAGCTCTAATAGTGACATAGTTTTTAAATGCCTCTGGTAATTCCTCAAAAGGCCATAGCCAAATAACATCTAATTCCATATCATCATCCCACTCATAGGTATGATTTACTTTGTCATAGAGTCTGTAATTTCTTATTGTTGCTCTTTTAGTTGACGTTCTAGCTGTATCTAAAGCTAAAACATTTTCAGGTATTCTAATAAATTTATTTCCATCTCTACCAAATGGGTAGTGAAATTCAGTATTGAATACCCAACCCTCTGATTGTACTGAACGTGATATCTCATTGAGTATCTGTTCAGCCATCTCTACTAATGGGTTTCCAGTTTCTAAAGTAGTTACTGGGGCTTGACCTATATTCGAGATAATTGTATTTACAGCAGCTAACTTTGTAGCCTTTGAGACAATTGCCATTTCCGTTAATTTTCTAGTGAACGAGAAGCACCGAGGGGGATGACCCCCCTTGGGCTATTGAATTATTGAGCTTGTAATGAACCAGCAACAGAAGTGCGGAGAGATCCAACACCCATTGCTAATTTTCCGACAATCAATTGACCTTGGTACTGGACATTGAAATCTCCAGATGTGGTCTCGATTGTTGGGGCAACACTTTGCAAACAACCCGCCGCCTCACGGTGGAAAATGAGACCACAGCAGGTAGCATTTGTATCTGTGTAGTCGTTATTCTCACCTGAAACAGCAGAGTTATAAGCTGCCATGAAAGGTAAATTGTTGCTCTTATATATTTTTATCCCAGCAATTGATACTAATCCTTTGCCGCTATTTAGGTCTCCTTGAGTATTACCCAAGTCTCTGTTCAAGATGTTAGTATCTACAGAAGAAACGAGAGAATGATATTGGCGTGGAGAAAGTACGGCGCTGCGTCCTTCTTGGGGGGCATCTCTCTCATCTAAAACTGAACTGGCCTCAAAGAAACCATCCACTATTGACTGAGCATTTAACTGATTACCTGAACCAATTGAAACCTCGAAACCGCCTGACTCACCAGTAACTACGGATGCTTCTCTACTAGCCATATCGAGAACTCTAGCAATCCTTACATCATAATGTTTTGCTAAACTTTCTCCGATTTGCTTACTAAGTTCAGACCTAGTTGAGTACTGTGAAAGT